TCATTCCCTGATTATTGTAATGAGAACGATGGCGGAGTGAGTAAGAAAAACGGAATAATACTATACTAATATGGCGAGTAATTTTCATTCAGATTTACCAAACGACCAAATACACAACCCTAAAGACTTTAGTGAGTGCCCTAATTCAAGTGTACTTACTAAAGATAATTCAGGTGTTTTAGATTGGAATACTTCGCCTTATGGAACGGAGACAACAATTACTTGTGGTGAAGATGTAGCAGGTGGTTTACATAATAAGAACTTCTTTGTTTTTTTAGATAAAACAAATAAGGGAGAGTGTCATTTCAATGTTACTGGAGAAGCGGCTGTTTTTATTCCAACGCCAGGATATTTTCAGATAGAAATTGATATAACAGCTAACGATACGGCTATTGCTGTTGCGGCAGAAATAAAAGCAGAGTTTGATAGACAGGGTGGTGCTTGGTCTGCTTTAACAACAACGGTTAATGGAACTGGTAAAGTAACATTTAGCGGAATGACAAACGCTGATGATACTTTGGATGGAAATACAAACTTTGGTTTTTCTAATGTAAAAACATATACAGGTACAACAGTTTTAACATCTACAGCAGGTGTTTTAGAGTGGCTACCTGGAGGTGGAGGTTCAGGAACTGTTACTGATGTTACTGGAACAGCACCAATAGTATCTTCAGGAGGTACAACCCCAGCCATAAGCATACCTCAAGCAAATGGAACAACAGATGGATACTTATCATCTTCTGATTGGTCAAACTTTAATTCAACTATAACTAATACTCCAATAAGGGCTTTTGCCAGTAATCTTGGAACAGGTCTTTGGATTAAAAATATGCAAGACACTCACGCATATAAATTTAGTCTTAGACCAAGAAGCCCAATGAGTCTCTCTGAGGCTATGGCTGGTGCTTGTTATTACTTCAGACAGGGGGAGACCTTTCAGGGCTTTAGAGGCATTATATCAGGAACTGCTGGTCAGCAGGTAGATATAACAGTTTACGAGGTTAGAGTTGTTTGTAACGCACAGCACTCTGATAATAATACTTCTTTAGGTAGCACCTCGGTTACTTTAGCTGGAGATAGAGATAGCATTTGTTTTGATATACCACCAGCATCAGGTGCTTTCGGTGGAGATGGAATGATAGTTATAGCGGTAAATATTCCAGGTAGAGATAATGTCAGTTTTCAAATGCAATCAAGGTTAATAATTTTTAGTTAACAATAATGGCTACAGCAGCACAAGAAATAGCGTTAATGAAACAGAGAATGGACTCATTCGAGGATAAGCTGGACTCTATGGATGAAAAGCTTGACAATTTAACCTCAAGTCTATTAAATCCTGATAACGGCTTTGTTTCTCGTGTCAACAAAAATACAGAGTTTAGAGAAACTAAATTAGAAAAATACGATACACTCTTACAAGAGTTTCAAGATATGAAAAGATGGAAGTCTAATGTTACGAGGGCTCTTTGGATTATATTTGCAACGGTTGTTGGGGTGCTGGTTAAAATGTTCCTCTAATATGAAGTTAAAAGTTGTAAGATTTAGCTCACAAGCTGACTCTACATCAGGAATACTGTTTGAAGAGTCTAAAGATGGGTTGAATTTCTTATGCTATACTCTTGAAGATGAAAAAAGAGACACAAAAGTTTGGGGCGAAACAAGAATACCTGCTGGAACTTACAAAATAAAATTAAGAAAACAAGGTGGATTTCATGAAAAATATACTAAAAGATACGGTAATTTACATATTGGTATGCTTCATATCGTTGATGTGCCTAATTTTGAGCATATTCTTATACATACTGGGAATACTGATGAACACACTGCTGGTTGTCTTATCGTTGGAAACACTCAAAAACACAATGGACTCTATAAAGATGGGTTTGTCGGAGAAAGTGTTAAAGCCTATAAGCGAATTTATCCACCTATTGCAGCGGCTATTGAAAGTGGAGAAGAAGTAACAATAGAATATATAGATTTAGATTAGATATGGCAGGAATTTTAGGTAAAATATTTAGTGGAGGAGCAAAACAACTGGTTGACTCAGTAGGAAATGCTATAGATAAAATACACACAAGTGCTGAAGAAAAAGAGCTTATAAAACATGAAGTAAATAAAGCGATTTATGATTTTGAAAAAACTATACAACAACAAGTTAGTGAAAGGTGGAAAGCAGATATGCAAAGCACTAATTGGCTCGCTAAGTCCATACGACCTCTTAGCCTCGCTTTTTTGCTTATTGTTCTTTCTGTATTTACTATCATTGATTTTGGTTATGTTGAACTTGATATAAAAGACTCTTGGATTGACCTTTGGCAAATGCTTGCTATAACAGCTTTTGGAGCATACTTTGGGGGTCGTTCATACGAGAAAATCAAAAAATAGTTGCACAAAAGAAAAATAATTTATATTTTTGTGCAAACACTGCAACTATGAAACAATATAGACCAAGACTATCTAAGGCTGAAAACGATATGTTACAAGCCTTTAGAAACTCATCAAATGTAGGTATTATAGGTGATACACACGAGCCGTTCTGTCATCCAGGATATAGAGACTTCTGTTACGAAGTCTTTTCTCGTTTTGGGGTATCACAAATAGTCCATATTGGAGATGAGGTAGATAATGCCGCACTCTCATATCACGAAAAGTTAGTAGAAATGCCAAATGCCGAAAGTGAAGCTGAAAAAGCTCAGAGGGCTATGGAAAAGTGGTATGAAACATTCCCTGATGTTATGGTTTGTGTAGGAAACCACTCAGCACTACCATTCCGAAAGGCCACTACTGCTGGCATACCGAGTAGATTTATGAAAACATACGAAGAGATATGGAAAGCCCCAAAAGGCTGGAGATGGGAGCTTTCGTGGGAGATAGATGGTGTTCTATATGAACATGGTACTGGTAGTAGTGGAATTTCAGGGGCTCGTAACAGAGCCGCAGCTAATAGACAGTCAACAGTAGTAGGACACTCTCATTCTTTTGGTGGTGTATCTTATATGGCATCAAGAAACGATATAATTTTCGGCTTAAATGTTGGATGTGGCATAGATGTTGACCACATGGCCTTTTCATACGGTAAAAACTTCCCAAAAAAGCCAACTTTAGGCTGCGGAGTTGTAATTAACGAGGGCAGAACAGGTATTTTCGTTCCCATGGACTTAGGGAGAAGAAATTTGTATAAATTCTGATATATAAAAAGTCCTGTTAAAAACCCTTTAATAAAGTTCCTGAAATTGCCTAATTATTTGGGATAAATTCATTAAAATTGTTTCACAAACAATTTCTTTATTGTTTTGTTTTTGTTTTGTGTTTTTATATCTTCTTAAAAGGGGGCGTTCTGCCCCTTTTTTTTATGCTCAAAATTCTGAGCCACAAAAAGTCTCGCAAAACTGCCTTTAAGTGCGTGTACGCCTGTTCCTATATACAGAGCCTGACTTTCCCCTTATTTAGAACGAATATAAATTACTGAAAAAGAGGTAATTAAATTTGGTGGTTTGATTTTTTATTGTAATGTTTGTATAGAAATTATTATTAACTAAAAAACAAACAATATGAAAGTAAAAATTATGCAAAGAAGCGTATATCATAAATACGCAGAAGTAGAAATTGAAATTCCTAACATAATAGTTAGGAGAGGACAGACACAAGAATATCTTTCGGATAACGAACATTTATATATTGATAAACTTGACACTGCTCATGCAGAGGCACAACTTGAGTTTGGTAGTGGAGTAAATGATTATGCTGGTATGACAGATGCAGATGCAGAGCTGGAGTGGAGATATGAAGTAAACGGACAAGGAGGACACTTATAATGAATTACGATAGCTGGAAATTAAGTAACCCTTATGATGAGAATAAGGGTAGTGAATATGTAACCTCTTGTTGTGGCTCTGAATATGATGAGGATGTTATGACTTGTGGGGATTGTGGCTCTTTTGAAATGAAAACACTATCCAAAGGAGATGAGTTTTGGAGTGTGTGTAGTGAGTGTGATAGTATAGAGAACGAATACCATACAGACTATGTGTGCCACGAGTGTAATGAGGAGTGTAGCGTTGTTCCTTTATGGGAATATCAGCAAGACCAACGAGATAACTATTATGAAGATATGCAAGATGATGATTAAAATATAAAATTATGAAAACAACGATAGAAAAAGTATTACAAAACCTTGTTGATGAGTT